CTGTTGGCGAATGAGTAATCCTTTGGGCGTATTTAGCACAACGATCTAGCACACGGCAGCGTAAGTCATTGATAACATTCATCACAGTGGGTTGCGACCGAACCCACGCAACATTTCGTCATAAGGTTGCGGGCTGGGCGCGACGCGCAGGGCGCAGAAAAGAACGCGAAGTGGAGTGGAGGAGCGATTCGACGCGTAGCGAGCCTTATGGCTGGCGCATGGCTGGCGGAAGGTTGTTCACAGGTTGTTCACGGGTCATTTCTGTAGCGCAAAGCCTTTGTTTGCAACACAGGAGGGAATCCCTCCTGCATTGAAATGCATGTACTAACTCGCCAAAAACCTGCCCGAGATCCTGGCCCCCCAGCAATTATCCCCTTTGTTATGACAGCTTTGCGCGCTTGATTAGTTTGCTAATATCTCTTTGGGACCCCTTTCCTGAGGAAGCCTTGGCAGGGGAGCAGGTCGCCCCATACCCCCTCAACCTTGTCTGTAGCTGAGCCGACCCCTCAAAGTGTGTCAAAACAGACACATGGGGGAGAATCTCCCGTCCTAGCCGTTTTGGGACTCCTGACCTCTGGGGTAGGCACGAGGATAAAGATCGCTCCAGCGGGCTAGGATCGACCGCAATGGGTATCTTGGAAGGTAATGGCTACGAGTACTATGTGTGATCTATAGCCAAAATGGTGAGCACCTGACGGAGCAGTTCGGAGTCGTATATCGACCCGCTCACGATTCCTTGGGCCATCAGTAATCGTCCGGACCATCATCGACACGGATGGGGAACTCATAATCCCAAGCAAGAAGCGGCAATTCAAGTATTGGTAACTGAAGGGACATCTTATGGCTACGGCAGAGGCAGTACGGGTACGGGTAAGACAGGAATTCGATGAAGTTGCATACGACGCATTGCAGGCTCAGATCAAGCAACTAGAACCCGGATCGTTGGAATACAAACAACTCTCTCGCGAAGCTCTAAAGATGCTGTCTTTGGATGCCACCAGATCACCAGAACGAGCAAATAATGCGTAAAGACCATCTGGCTGGGGGCGCACGAAGCGCATCCTTCGGTCCCATCAACGTCAAGCAATCCCTCTGGGACGCCGCATTCCCTCCAGAAAAACGGACTTCCAAACCTAAAGTTAGAAGATCGTCACGCACCATCGGGACTAACGGTGAGCGAACGAGGAGATCAAAATGAGTGTAACGTTTTCTGATGCTGGTGTACGTGGTTCCTATCCAAGTTTCGTAGGTGGCGTTTCAGCCGCCGTACAAATTTTCCCTGCAATGCGCGGCACATCCTTCGCCAATGGCGGGGCCTTTGTTGCTGACGAATCTCAGGCGATCAATCCTGCTGCGGTAAGTACCAAGGCTGGAACCTCCGAAGGGCAGATTGTTAGTATCCGTGCCGCTGGGTACGTGAACATGAGCGGTAGCTCCCCATCCCCCATCGATGCAATCTTGGGTGTGGCGAGTGCTTATGCGGTACTGGCGTACAGCGGTATCACCAACACTGGCGCTCTCACCATCACAGGCAATATCGGTTCGTCTTCCGTCCCCGCCACTCTTAGTGGCATGACTCTCGTACCACCCTCCATTATCGATAACGCAGGCGCAACCGCCGCACGATCAGCGGGTCAAATGGCCTACACTCACTATGCGGGATTGGTCTTCAGTAATCTTGGCGGCGGGCTAGTAGATTTGAGCACCGCAAACGGGTCAGGTGGAAATACCTACACCCCCGGCAATTACTCTGCGGGCTCGATGCACATGAGCACTGGCATTGTTTTGAATGGCGCGGGCGTTTACGTTTTCAAGGCAGCCAGCACCGTCAATCAGGACTCAGGTCAGGGCATGACTCTCAGCGGCGGGGCAACACTCGCCAACACGACCGTTGTTTGGCTCGTCGGCTCGTCCTTCAGTCAAAGCGGCGTCGGCGGTATCTTCATCGGAAACATCTTGGCTATCGCCTCTATTACCTTCGCTGGAACTGAGACCCTCAAGGGCCGCGCTCTGGCAATCGGTGGAGGTAACGGCGCTGTTACTTTTGCGGCAGGTGGATCGGTCACGATCAGCGATAGCGCGGGCAGCACCTTCATCATCAAGCTGTATCAGGGTAGCTCAATCAATCCAGCACTCAACGTTCTGGTTGGTTTCTCGGGCGCAATTCCCGCGACGGTTGATTCCTTCGCACTGACTTTGACCGCGCAAGGCACCGCGCCTTCTGCCGTCATTCAGTTTGCCAACCCATCGCTGCTTGTAGATGGCGTGCCGACCACGTTCAATCTCGTGGGCGCGTCACTCGGCCCGTACAACTTATTGACAACCGACGTGCCGTATTGCATCGGTATTCAGTTCGGCACCAGCAACGCTGCGAACATTGCAGCCCTCCAGCAATTTTGTCTGGAGTCATAAAGATTGGCGCTCACATCGACTGGACGGGAGTGGGACTCTCGTTACCCATGGGTGAGCACGGAGTTCCAGTCCTAACCGTGCATTGAGCGCCATAAATTTTGCCGATCATCGGCGATGCCGATAGAGCGATTGGGACATAACAATTACTCGTCGGAAGGAGAACAACATGAGTGTACTAAATTACGACAGTGGAGCGCGGGGCTTCGATCCCTCTCTCGTCGGCGGTCTCGGCACGGGCGTACTTGTATTCCCGAGCGTGATCGGACCCGGCTTTAACAACGGAGGCAACTCCCTCGCCAACGCAAGCGTTGCGGTAAAGACTTGTGCAGCCATTGCCAAGTCCCCGTCTGCTGAAGGACTGATCCTCAGTATCCGAGCCGCAGGCAACATCACGCTTGGTGCGACTGGCACCGCGACCATCAGTTTGTATGAGGGCACTTCTCTGAAGGCAACCTCCGACACGCTGGTCGGTACTGGTACCTCAGCATCACTCGCCGCTGGCTCTTACCCGTTCTACCTGACGCTCACGGCGCAAAGCTCCGCTCCCTCTGGTGTTATGCAGTTCGGCAACGCCCAACTGTACGTAGACGGCGTGAGCACAACCTTTACGCTCAGCAACAGCGGCCTCTTCGGTCTCGCAGGCTCACCGCCAGTTGGCACCGTTAACCTTTTGACGACCGACGTGCCCTTTGCAATGGCTACCCAGTTCGGCACCAGCAACGCTGCGAATGTGGCGGCTCTCCAGATGTTTGTATTAGAGGGATAGCGAAAGGTAAACAATGGCAAAAAAGAAACATCAGTTCAAGGCTAGTCACATGACTCATCACGGCGATGGCTCGATAACTGTTCATCATGAGCATGAGAGCGATCACAACAAAGATGTGACGCACGCCGTTCCAGATTTGGACGCGGCCCACGATTCCATGGAATCTAATCTCGGAGCACCTGCGGCTCCAGCGGCACCCGCTGCTGCCCCCGGCATGGCTGGCGCTCCACCGATGGCGGCATAAGTGCCGTGGAAATCGGTGGAGCAGCGCCGCTGGGGTAATTCCGCTTCTGGCAAGAAGGCTCTCGGCAAAGCTGGCGTCAACGAATGGAACAAGGCCACCGCTGGAAAGAAGCTCCCCACCTACGCTGAGACTTACGCCGCCAGAAAAGCTTCCAAACACTAAGTAGGAGCATCAATGGCACCGCCCTTTGGAAATCTCAGTAATCAACCCCTGATAGTACGTGGCGACCGCCCTGCGGGCACGCCATCTGAGAACCATGTCGTAACGGTCCAAGGTGCTGCTGCTGGTTATCCCCTCGCTGTTACCCAAAGCTCTGCGGTCTGGATTACGGAAGACGCGGCTGACGGGCAAATCGGTACTCCATTCGGCGACATCGTAATCGGCATCGGCGGCAAAGACACTGGGAGTGGGGACTATACCGCAGCGACATTCACTGGCGGGGCGCTAAACGTTAACGCTTTTGTCTCAGGTCTAGCAAACAACATCGCGGAATGGGCAACCACTACTCTCGGCGTCCCCGTGCATTGGGGATCGCCAAATACAGGCGCGATTGTCATTGGCACCAACGCGGAAATGTTCGCGGGAAACACGCCACTTAGTGTCACCACCAGCGGCTCTCCAGCGGTTTCATCGCTAAACGTTAATGTCACCAATCAGACCCCCAGTGGTCCGTATGCATCGTTGCCCGTGGTCTCGTTTGTTGCGGTCGTCGGGCTTACTTCAGCTTTAGTGTTGGCGGCTAACACCATCCGTAAGGGGCTCACAATTCAGAACGTCTCACTCACAGGTGTGATTAGCTTCGCATTCAGCAGCCCCGCCGTGATTCTGGGCGCTCAGACCTTGTATCCGGGCGGCAGCTTTTGGATGGACTCGATGGACTTCTCCACCAGCGCCATCTACGCCATCGCCGACACCGTGGGTTCGAATCTCGTGATCCAAGAATTTGATTAGGGACAGTATTAAACATGATGAGAACAATTGGTGGTGGCTCGGGAAGGCACATCGGATATTTCTCTTCCGAAGAAGCTGCGGCTCACGCCTACGATGCCAAGGCCGTCGAGTTGTTTGGTGAGTTTGCTCACCTTAATTTTGAGGTGATCCTTGCCCGTTAACAACCCATACACGATACTTTTCTCGGGTAGCATCAATCAACTGTCGGGCGTGGCACTTAGTCCACCTTCCGCATTCGGCACCGCTCCGTCACCATCAGGATCGCCTGCGACGACCGAGGTTGCTAATGTCAACGCAGCAATGATTGCTGTCTTCAGCGATCCTGTCCCCGTATTGGTCGCTGGTCAGCAGACTGAGCTACAGACCGATTCCACAGGAAGTCTGTTCGTCAACGCCACGGGCCGACTTGCGACTTATCATGCCCAGCAGAGCGCCTTCGTCCCATTGGCTGATCCAGTGGTTCCATTTTTCGTCTTGCAGGGCTCGGCAACAAAGACTATTCAACTACGCCACATAAAAATTACGTGGGCTTGTACGACTGGTAACTCAGCACCGTGCGTGTTGCGACTGAAGCGATACACGGTCATCAGCGGCGGCACACCTAACGCCGTAACCATAGGACCCAACGACACATTGAATCCCGCAGCTACCGCAACCCTTAATCAGTATAGCGTGCTCCCGAGCACAGCAACGCCTTTCAACGCGGGTGCCTTAGCTTCTGAATATATGGGTTGGACAACAAACGCCGCAGGCATCGTCGGACCCGTTCCGATTCAGTGGGACTTCGGCGTCAACAACGCGCAGGCATTGGTGCTAAGGGGCACATCAGATTACCTAGGAATGGAAATCTCGGCTGTCGCTGCTGGTGCACCGACCATGACCGTGTGTTGGACTTTCACAGAATCTTAATGAGGAAAAAGTAAATGGCTATTCAGCAGGTTGTGCCTATCTCGATTCTTTTGCTTGGCGACGGCGTGGCGACGGTGTTCGTCTTCGCATTGGGCGACCTGTATCAAATCTCGTCTGGCTCCGCTGTGCCTTACGGCAACCTTGGAGTGGTGCCATCCGCTGTTGCCCCAAGTAACAGCAACCCACCGGGAGCCATAAATATAATCCAGAGCGCGACCATCGACGCGAATGGCAACATCACGGTCACATTAACTGAGCCGCTGCCTGCGGGGCAAATCGTAAACTATGTCCTGAACCTGCTATTCGACAGCGGTGACACGTCGGTCTTCCCCCTTGTCCCACAGGTCTTTATCTCTGGAGCCACTACCTCAATCTCGGGATCACCAGCAATAGGGGCACTGAACGTCACCGAACTCAATCCCTTCGACGGCGTAGTCTATCAGGGTAGTTCTCCGTGGATCGTTAGTGACCCGACTCTTGAGCAGATGAGTTTCACCGCCTCGGGTTCCCCTGCCCAGCAATCACTGAACGTCAACGTGACCAACCCGCTGACTGTGACCTTCACGGAAAGCTCGATTGGCGTCACACAAAATTCAACACCGTGGGTTGTGGGCGGTACGGTTGCGGTTAGTAACTTTCCACTGACCATAGCTGTTAGTAACTTCCCCGCAACTCAGCCCGTATCTGGAACGTTTTGGCAATCCACACAACCTGTGAGCGGCACATTTTGGCAAGCAACTCAACCAGTGTCGGGAACCTTTTGGCAAACTACTCAGCCCGTATCTGGCACTGTGGCAGTGAGTAATTTTCCAGCAACTCAGCCTGTTTCTGGAACAGTCGCCATATCCAATCCATTTAACGGAGTTGTCAGCGGGACGGTAGCTGTCAGCAATTTTCCTGCATCTCAGGTCGTGACTCTCGCGTCTACGACTATCACAAACTTCCCAGCATCCGTCGCCGTTACGGGCACATTCTGGCCGACCACTCAGCCAGTGAGTGGGACTTTCTGGCAAGCAACTCAACCCGTCAGCGGTACGGTTGCAGTGAGCAACCCCTTCAACGGGGCGGTAACAGGAACATTCTGGCAGGCTACTCAGCCAGTCAGCATTGCATCGATGCCATCGACTCCTGTCACTGGAACCTTTTGGCAGGCAACTCAGCCGATCAGCGGAGCCATCAGTTTCACCGCTCCACAGCATGTCATTACAGACACAGGATCGGTCACGTCGCTGGGCAACACCACTGGCAAGACCCTCGTCATGAAGACCGCTACCACCACCACGACCGCCGCCACAGCGGATCAAGTTGTGCTCACGTACACCGTCACAGCGGCTAAGACGTTCTACCTCGAGTACCTGCACATCACACCACGCCTGACTGTTGCGCCAAGCGGCGGCACAGCGGTTAACCCAGTGAACATTGGTTTCGTGAGCCTTGAGTCCCCCGCTGGGACGAAGCTCATCACGGTGAACTACGTAGGCCCACAAACGGAGCACGACACGATCACGTTTGCTGAGCCGATTCCAATCGCCGCAGGAGTAGTGGTCAGGGTGGTATGTACCCCCGATGCGGTCACGAGCACGCAGTGGTCAGCGAACTTCGGAGGCTATGAAAAGTAATGCCTCTACAGAATCCCCTCAGCTTCACGATGATTCAGCCGACAACCTTCTCGCCAATTGCGGGTCAGTTCCTCACTGGGTTTAACCAGACTACAGGACTGTTCTCATCCTCGAGCATCCCGAGCGGCACCGTTACGTGGAATCAAATAGGAAGCGCAAACGGAAACCTCACCCTCAACAACGCCAACTTCACCACCACGTTCAATCAAACATCGGCGGTACCGTGGGTTTGGGCAAATACTACCCCCGCGACCAACCCCGTTGGTCAGTCCTCTCCAATCCTCACCATTCAGGGACGTGTGTGGACGGCTGGTGCAGATACAGCGGATACGTGGACGATTCAAGACTTAGTAAGTACGACGAACGACCGAGTAGCCCTCACCGTCACGCACACATCGGGAGGCACGGCGGCTGGTACAGCAATGATACTCAAGCCGTCCGTTGGACCGATGGGCCTGTTCATAGCTGCTGATTCAACGGCTGGGGGCACGATTACCGCAAGCACGTTCCCATTAGGCACAGCCCTTGGTGTTATGGCGTCAACAGCAAATCCTCAAATATTACTCATGAACGGGCAAAACGATAGCCACCCAACAGGCGTGGTGCAGTGGATGGGGAGTGCCCAATCACGCTTATGGGGTATAGGCTCATTACAATACTGCTCTTCTGACCAGTTCGAGTTCTTCGGCGGCACGGGTGGAAACGTCAATCTCGGCAGTGCCATGATGACGTTTGCCAGAGCTACCGCGTACTGCGCTATCGGACGTGGACAATCAGGGACGTATGCATCTGGAACTACGCTTACTGTGTTTGACCAACTGGCAACCACTGGCGCAACACAACTCCTGATACAAGGTGGAGCGGCTGACACTACATCCAACGTCGTGTTGCGGGTGAATAAAGGCGGCACAACCACCGCGACATTCTCGGTATCGGCGTCAGGTCTTGTAACAGCATTCGAGTATCTCACCGCCGCCAGTGACTTCCTCACTGGTAATATCCTACAGCTTGGAAACAGCGGATACCGCATAAGCGCAGGTGGTTTTAACAGTGCTTTTGGATTCTCGACGGGAATTGCCTTGCCCAGTAGTGCGGTAGTTAGCTGGAATGCTGACACTGGTATCTCCCGCACTGCGGCTGGAGTCCTCGCTATAGGAAATGGCGTGACAGGAAATGCTTCAGGAAACCTCAGTCTCAACCGCATTAACAAAGGCGGTGTTGATTTCGCAGGACAAGCAACGATAACTGCGGGAGCTACGACCCAAGCGGTTGTGTTCGCGGCGAACTACGCGGGCACAGGGCAACCTGTGATCGTCTTGACTCCTACCTCCGATCCACTCGCTCTCGGTGCCCCCGTGGGGTATTGGGTGACTTACGCAGGAAGCGCAGGAGCGTGGACGGGCTTCACCGTGAACATTCAGGCTGCGTTGGCGGGGAACGTGACTTTCAATTACCTGTGTGTAGGTCAGGCGTAACTTTCAAATTCCTGTACAGGAGTCAACAATGGTTCAGTATATTACCCTCGGTTTCGCAATCCTCGCCGCAGTTTTGGCTGGTGTCACCCTCTACAAACAGCATACCAGCATGAAGAGTTTTCTCAAGACCTGTGATCCCTTCGCCAAAGCCACAGCAGATATTCAGATCGTAGCCGATGCCATCGCGGAGACGTTCCTCAAGAAAAGTGAACAAGCACTTGCCCAAGTCACGTCCGACATCCGAAACGTAGGCGTAGAAATTACGGAGACGTTCCTCAGCATGAGTGAACAGTCTCTCGCTAACACTACAGCCGATCTTCGAGCCGTGGGCGCGGACATCACGGAAGCCTTCCTCAAAAAATCAGAATGGTCTCTCGCCAAAGCGACAGCCGACATGCGAGTCATAGGTGCGGACATCACGGAAGCCGCCAAGAAAGCGTCCAAGACCGTCAACCGTCAGATTTGCTCGAAGTGCGGCAAGAAAAGTTGGGAGTTCAACGAATACGCGGACGACAGAATCATCTGTCTGAATTGTGAAAATAGGATGGTCACTGCGGAACGCGAAGCACAGGGTTCAGCAGCGCAATAAATGTTCCAGAACGCACAGAAAAAGCACTACACGATAGGCGATGGTCTGTCCATGGGCAAGGGTGGGCTTGAAGAACAGGCATATCTCCGTTCCTATGTCTACAGCGAATGCCGCCCCCTCGATGACCTTGTTCCCCTCTGGAAAGAGTACCGCAAGTTTCACCACCACCACAATTTCGAAAAATGGCTTCTTGAACGAGACAAGATTCGCAAGTCTGTTTATGAGAACGGCATCGCTCTGGGCCATGATTTTGTCCCGCATGTCCACAAAGAGATGTGCGACATGTTCGTCGCCAAAAACTTCGACAACGTGTATCACGAGGGTTACACCCTCGGCGAAGTCCGTGCTGCAATCAACAAGCAAAACCGTGAAAAGGAAATGCTGTTGCTGGCTCCAAGAGGAGCATTTAAGAGCACCACCGATTGCGCGGATGCTTGTAACTGGCTCATCAATTGCCCCGATATTCGCATCTCCATTCTCTGCCCCGAATACAAACTGGCTGTGAAGTTTCTCAAGATGGTGAAGGGGTATTTCAATAGGCCCGAGAACACCGACCCGACGTACTTCCAAGCCCTCTTCCCCGAGTACATGATAAGCGAAGTGGTCGATGGGGATGATGAAGACGACGAAGCGCCAAAGAAACGCGGTCGCAAAAAGAAGACGAAGAAAGATAACAGCGGTCAGACCAAGAGCCCACTGTTCTCACCCGCTCGGGTAATCCCCCAAGCTGGTGCACCCTCGCTCTGGGTCAACTCCATCGCCGGCTCCCTGTCAGGCAATCACTGTGACGTTCTAAAGGGTGACGATATTGTCGATGACGAGAACTCGAACTCAGAAGTCACACGTGAAACCATCAGCACCAAATGGAACAACGCCCTAAATTTGGTGGACGAGTGGGGGTTCATAGACCAAATTGGGACCCGGTACTATACGGACGACTTGTGGGGACAGCGTATCGCCATCATGGACGACAAGGACCATCCTGTTCCGATGAAGTTTTTGAAACGTGCCTGCTGGACAGTCAAGGCGGGATTCGAGGGGTTCTTGCTCAAGGAACTCAAGGAAGAGATGGTCGAACTTTACTTCCCCGAGAAGCTCACATTCATTGCCTGCCGCTACAAGCTTCTCCGCAACGAGCGTATTTTCCGCTGTCAGCAATTGAACGAGCCCGCGATGAGCGACGAGGAGTTAGTTCATTTCGACGAGACGGCAATGCGTCGGGCGCACATGCCGGGCGAGTTGGCTCCAGAAGGCACAATCTATATCTGCTGGGATACCAGCGCAGGGAGTAAGGGCGGGGATTTCAGTTGCGGTGCGGTGGGTAAAATCACCGAGCGCGGGGAACTGTTCAACATCGAGAATGTGTACGGTAAGTGGAAGCACAGCCAGCTTGCACAGGAAGTTGTGAAGCTCGGCATGAAATGGCCGCAAGCTAAGTGCATCCTGATAGAGGATTTTGTCGGGAGTGAGCTATTCAAGAGGGAAGTCAACAATATCGCCATGCAGCACGGGGTGACCCTCCCCATCATGTATCACCAACCTCCACCGGGGGCGGATGCCAAAAGAAACCGAATCAAAGGTCTGGAAATCCTGCTCACGAATGGGTTGCTGTTTTTCGCCAACGGTTGGTGGACTGACGAACTGATGAAACAGTTCACGAAGTACACAGGCGAAAAGAGCAGCCGCCGCCACGACGACATCCCAGATGCTATCGCCTACCTCCAGCTATTTTTGCCATCTCCCGACTACAGCACCTCGGAATACGCCAAGCTCAAGAAAGCCGCTGAAGAGAAGGCACTGGCTGATGGTTTTGCGGGTCACATCTTCGGGGCACCCAGCCCGCCAATGGTGGAAGTTGAGACCGAGGATTATGCCCCAGTTTCACTGAACGATAGGTACTTCGGGGGTAACGGTATCAAGATCTTCTCATAAAAAGGTGACTAGGGGGTTCTTAAACAGAGAACCCAACAATGGAACCTACCAAAGCAGACTTACTCCCCGAAGAGATAAACGCAGAGGACGCCAAGAAATCCCCCATGGGGTCCATGTTGTACCCAGACCCCCAAGCATTGCAACTCGTTTTAGACGACCTCGATAAGTGCGATGCGTTTATGACGATTTCGATGTGGGCATCGAATTGGGCCTTATCCGATGTTCTGATCCAATCCCCGCAGAATACCAACATGGGGAGCAACGGCACCTGCACCAACATCCCCGATTTTACCTTGAGCAATGCAATTTCGGCTATTCAGCCAAAGCTCATGGAGAGCCTCTTCTACGAAGACCCGCCATTCTTACTTCGTCCTCGTCCGGGCACATCGCAAGACATAGTAAGGGCAAAAACGGCCCTCTTCGCTGCCCAGTTGACCGAGATGAAGTTCGAGACCCAATGTGAGCGCCTGTTTGCTCAAATGGCGCTCCTTGGGACTTGCATTGCCAAGTACGGTTGGACGGAAAAGACCGAAACGAAGAAAGTCTACTCCGCAAAAGCCGAGCCCGAGAAAATCACTTCTCCCACAGGCTTCGTGAGCACCATTCACACGCCTGATTCCGATGAAATTGTCTGGGAGTACGAAGAGACGAAAAAGTATTGCCCATGGCTGAAGTTTGTTGACCGTCGCACCATCCGTGTAGACCCCGGCTGCCGTGTGGGCGACATTCAGGAAGCCAAGTACGTCATCGAAACACAATACCCGAATTATCACGAGCTTGATGACCTACGGGAGATGCCCGATTACGACGTTCCGAGCGAAAGCGTACTAAGAGAGTTCTTTGAGCGCGAAGAAGGCGCAATGGTGCCGGGTGACAACCTCACCATGACACTTCCAGAAGGCATGAGGGGCTGGTTGCAACATGCGGTGCCTCGTAATCACAAGACCACATCCGATCCATTGGAAACGCCACTATTGCTCATCGAGCGTCAGGACAAATACAGCATTATTACTGTGCTCGTTCACGGTGCGGACTACATTCTCATTCGCAACTCTGAGAATCCTGCCTGCAAAATCACGTACTTCAGCGCGAACTGGCGTGATCTTCCTGACTGTTTCGACGGTCAGGGACTTGGACAGCTTATTGGTGCGGAACAAATCCGCATTCAGGGTACCAAGAACCTCGCCACGGACATCTTGGCTTATGGCTTGCACCCTCAGGCGGTTCGTAAAAAGGGTTTCAACACACCGACTCAATCCATCATCTGGAAACAGGGCGGCATCATCGACGTTGACGACGACGTTGACAAAGCATTCAAATTTTTGCAGTTCCCAGCTATTCCCGCCGAAGCTTGGCAGTATGTTAGCGAAGCCAAAGCCACGGCTGAAGAGACCTCGGGTGCGAACCAGCAAACCACAATGGGCGCTGGAGCACAGGGCGTCAAGACCACAGGTATGCGCTCGGGCACGGGTGCTGCGGCAGTGGTACAAGCTAACGCTAGTCGCTTGGATAATCCTATCGGCAGATTCATTCGTCAGATTTTTGTCCCCTTCCTGTACGAGCTTGATCAGATGAACAATCAGTTCTTACCGTCATCCGCTCTTCGCATGATCTTGGATGAGACTTCGGCAAAGGGATTGGAAATCGATCAGAAGGAATTCCGCAACGCCCAGCTTGAGTACGAAGTGTTAGCTGGAGCGCACTTAGGTCCAAAAAAAGAAATGGCGCAATTTATGCCGTTCATTCTCCAGATCGCCAACAACCCCGTCCTCATGCAGGCCGCAGCAGATCAGGGATTGAATTTCCAATTTGATGCATTCTTCAAGATTTTCTGCGACCTTGCGGGCTTCAAATACAGTCAGCAATTCTTCTCCCCACAGACGGCAGCGCAGAAACAGAAGTCCGATGCCAACAGTCCCGCAGCCATGGCAGCCGCCAAGCAACAAGGCGCACAGTCAGCACAGACGGCTCAATTCAGTCATGAGCAGCAGATGGAAGACCAGAAGCAGATTGGCAAGGCTGCCAACCAAGTGCTGCGTCAAACACTGGAGCACGCCACGGAGACCGAAGCAAATACGGGAGAGCCCGGCAACGTCGGATTTGGAAGCCAAACGACTGGGTAGCAACTCCAGTATTACTAAATATGAATCAACTTATAGGGCAGGTCGAAAGACTACAGGGTAATTAGATAGGAACACAACAATGACAGACAAACCAAAACCCTCCACACTTTCCCTTCATGAACGCCAAGAATTAGCTTCCCTCGCCATGCACGGCGGCTGGGCTGTCTTGCAGCGTTTGATGGAACGCAGAGTAAGTTTCGCAACCGTCGCTATCTTGAAAGTAAGCCCCACCGATCCCGACCGAGCACAAAAGATCAGCAACCTACAAGCCATCGCCTACGCCCAAAACGAATTTTGCCAAGACATTTTCAACGATGTGAACTGGCAGATAGCCGCCCTCAGCGTCAATGACGAGGGTGAGCCAGAAGTATCACCCGCACTAATCAAAGCTGGGTATTACAGACATGACACTCGCCAGTAAGAAGGCTAAAGCCAAGTATCGGAAAAGAGGAGTATAACAATGGAAACCCAAGAACAACATGCTAAGTTCGTCCAGTCATACCAAGTCACCGATGAAGAGGGTAACCCCATCGGCAGACCCACCATTTTGCAGGCGCAAACCGCTGAAGAGATGTTTGACAAAATGCGTGAGGCTAACATCGCCGTCACACGTGCTCTCAACCGTCAAAACAAAGCTCTCATAGACCTAAAGTCTCGCAAAATCACTCCATTACCCGCGCCAAAAGCCCCCCCAGTTACCCCGGAGGAGAAATCTGCGGACTTCGAGAACCGTTTACAGGTAGCCGAGGCGAAAGCCCGAGGCGCAGAACTCAGCGCCATGACCTACAGATTTTGTATGCGTCACAAGTTTGACTTCTACCCATGTCAAGCAAATAGTGACGTAGTTTTCGGATGGTTAGCGGCCAATAGCCTCGAAACCACCGACGACAACTTGGAGATAGCTTTCTACAACGTCGAAGCGACGTTGGCAAAAGACCCCAAGGAAGTAGTAAACAATGTTGAACCCACAAATGATCTTCCTACCAATGATCCTCCCACCAATGAACCACCTGTGCCGACAGTGAAGCGGCAGCCTAGTTTTGGGATTCAACCCAACACGGGTTCAGGACACAGACCCACAGGCGGACCTGCGGGGATGACGAAAAAAGACGTTTACGAGCTACTCAGAAAGAATCCAGTTGAGTACAAAAAGCGACTGCGCGATCCGAAGAAAAAAGCGGAACTGGATGCAGCGTTGGCTCGGGGCTAAAGTTTCGGTCCTTAGGAGAATCAAATGGCTGGAAATCCTTCAGCGGCAAACGTAGGAAACGTTCTCACCTCTCAAGCGATCATGTTCGATAGCGAACTGATCCCAAACTTGAAGGGGCAGACGAACGCCTTCGTTGTAGCGGCACAGCGCCGTGTACAGAAACTCAACTCAGGTATTAACCGCAGCATGTTCCAATACGAAACCCTCTCGGCTTCGCTTGGACAGGTCACAGATGGCTGTGTCGGGAATTCTGAGTTCGTCGGTCAAATCACCACGCCTGCCCAATGCGGCGAGTGGAATAATTTTGGTAACTTTAGCGCCATGTCGGTGGCTTCGGCCGTTGATGAACTCGTCGGCAACTCTGCCGTCGAAGGCGGGTACCAAGCCGGGCAGACGATCAGCGAACTGTATTCGAGCACGCTCGATAACACAGTCAACGTTGACTCCGCTGTCAGCTTGAACTACCTCCTTCCAATTGCTGGAAGCTACACGCTCGATCTCGCGACGTTCCGTACCATGAAGAACAGCTTGGTCGGTATCGATGTACTGCCCTGCAAGGAAGACCTGTATTACGCTCAGATGCACCCGAACGTCTTGAACGACATCGTAAATTCCACGACCGTTAATGACAGCATTAGCGATTTTTGGAAGCATACGGAAAGCGGCAACAAGAAGTTCGAGGAAGTCGGCGGATACACTCAGCTTCGTCCGTTGGAAATCGGCCCCGGCACTGACACACGAGTCTATTTGACTCCGTTTGTCACCCAGACGCCCAATGCCTACAACACGGGGAAGATTGCTTTCCGTACCTACTGCGAAGGTCTTTACAGCCATATTGGTATTTGGCTGGAAGTACCCGGCGACACCGACCTCGGTGATGGTGATTGGCGAACGATTGAATGCGGCGTGGTTGATAACGCTCCGTCTTCGGTCTATGACCCAACCGCAACCATCGGTGCTTGGTGGTGGTACCGGTTCCATCAAGTGGTCGTAACTCCGTCCAATGGTGGACAGGCTGCCAACACTCAGCGCGTGCGCGTTGTGGACACGATCCCAACTTTGCAATAGTGGCAGGAAAATCAACTAACAGCCCCTCTAGTGAGTATTAGCTCACTAGAGGGTTCTTTTTGTTCATCTATCTGATCGTCAACCACATCACCGGGAAGTATTACATCGGTCAACACAAAGGCAACAACCTGAAGAAATATCTTCAGACTAAGCTGTCGGACGCAAAGAAGAATCGCGGCGGTAAGTCGCACTTATTTGCTTCCATGCGGCTGCACGGTAAGACAGCCTTCACCATCCACGCTTTGCTTTCTGACATTCAGACCAAAGCTGAGTTAGACCAGCTTGAAAAAGAGTTCATCGCTTTCCTTAAGTCCAGAGACCACGAGTTTGGTTACAACATCTGTCGCGGTGGTGAGGGTGGAAACGGTCCCGGCAAAGGCAACACGAACGGACGCGGCGGCAAAGGTAGGAAACACTCAGAAGAGACTCTTCAGAAAATCAGTGAGTCACGCAAGGGTAAGTGCCTTGGCAACCAACACACACTCGGCCTCAAGCATACCGAAGAGTGGAAAGCGGCAATGAGCAAGAGAGCCTTGGGCGTCCACCAAGAAGGTCACAGCACCGATGAAGTTCGCCTCCATTTGAGTCTCTCCCACATGGGCAATAAGCCTACTGAAGAAACCAAGCGCAAGATGAGGGAGGGTCAGAAGAGGGCGTGGATTCAAAGAAGACTTTCAAAGCCCTCTATAGGCACCCAACAATGATTAAGAACACCCGCACGGCAATCAACAAAGCTCTCGACAACGAATCCTCCCACATCACCACAGGCCGCAAAGGTATGGCAAACGCCACAACCGAAGCTACGGTCAAAGAAATCCTCAAGCATGGCACCCCTGACTGGGTGACGAGACCCGAAGACTACAAAGCCTTCGCCAAGGAAGCCTACGCCGCTTCCAAAGAGCGGTCGGATGCTCAAGTAGCCGGGTATCAGATGGACGATCAGATCATCTTGACGGATGCGGCTCTGAGTATGGTCAATCCGATGAGCGCCAAACAATTCATAGCCAAGCTTAGGGCCAATGGTCTCCAGTGCGGCTCCGTGGAGAGCCCCATGCATAACGGCACGGCGTCACTGGTCGCCGTGGTGCCCACTACTCAGGGCAGTAAGCCCAAGTTTGTGAACTCGATTCAGGTCCCGTGGATGTACGAATGGTCGCTCATGAAACTGGATGACCACAACCTACCAAACGGGTACCGCTATGTCGGTTGGCGAGACGCGGTGGCTCAGCTAGTCGAACTCGGCATCTGGACGGAACAGAAGGCCCATAAAGTCTTCGGCGCTCCCTCAGACTGCTCAGCACGCAGTAGTCGTTACCGTCGCTCCCTGTGGCTTCACCGCAACAAGTAGCTTCCAAAACCTATATCAGGAGAACCAAATGGCACACCCAAACGAGGGCGGATCACAGCCCAAAGGTAGCAACAGCGAAGATCCTGATGAGGCATTCGGCCCACGGCTGAAGGCACAACCCACAAAGTCCGCAACAGATGTACTGGCAGAAATAATGCTTCGCCGAGAGGCGAAGGAAGAGCAGGCTAAGCTTGACGCCGAAAAGCGTACCTCTGACGCCTCGGATCGTCAACGCAAGATGGACGAGGGCAAGCTCAAGAATACGCACCGCCGTCAGTCGCTCTGCGATCACCTTCAGGGCAATCACGCAAGTGGTGAAGCCCCAATCCGTGAGCTTGACAACCTGAGTCTCCACACTTATCAGGACAACACCAAGCGCATCCGCTGCAACAAGTGCGGATTCCACTGGCATCCGGGTGACACTGCGGAGTTCTACTACCGCTGGGTCGCTGGAATCAAGACCAGCGCAAAGCTCACCAATCCCACGGGCATGGGTTGGGCGGAAGCTTACAAGCGGGTCATCAGGGGCAAGACCACAGGCAACAAGCCTAGCTGCGGCTTCGTGACTGTGACCGTTGCACCCGTAGAAGAACCAATAGAGGTCTAATGGCAAATCCTAGCTCACAGAGCACCATCACGCTGCAAAACATTATCGACAACGTTGAGACCGACCCGCTGCTGAAGGCCATCACGACCTTCGGCGGTCGGGTCTCGAGTAAGGTCTACACGGCTGCCACCGATGTGATGCAGGCAATCTGCGACACCATCAGTCCGTGGAAGTGGAACGAGATGAACCTTCCGCTGTTCTACTCGAATAGTTGGCAGCAGGACTACGCGCTGATTTATCCCAATGGGAAAAGCGTGACGAATTTGAGTTGGTTGACGGATGGCATCGCCATCCAGATCAACAATAGTTCCACACCAAAACCTTGGTCATGGATCGAAGTGGGTCGGAGACAGGGGCGCTCTACCGCGACCATCTTGAGTAACAGCTTCTTCGGATTCCCGCAATTCACCGCCAGTTTCCTCCCAAATAACCTCCTATACTACGCGACTTGGGGGGACGCCCAAACTGGCAATCCCACTTATGGCAACAACCCTCAGCCTCATCAGGTGATCGCGAACCCCCTCAGTACGGGGGCTTCGCAGCCACTCAACCCTTGTGATCAGATTCAGGACGCCAATGCTAATTATCTCGTCGTTACAACCTTCGGAACCACTGGAGCAACTGCTCCGCTTGCTGCGGTTAATGCTGCACCGGGCAGCACGGTTGCCGATGGTAGCGTGGTCTGGACGGTCCTAGACCCCTACGGTCAGGGTATCCGCGTGAAACCTATTCCGAGTCAGACGGGCGCAGTTTGGCAATTTAATTTGGTCGCCCAGATGAAGCCCGTGCGCTTCACCAGCTTGAGTCAAACCCTCTTCCCACTGCCCGATGACTACGAGTCCGTATTCCGAACGGGGTTCAAAGCCAACCTGCTTCAGTATGCGGGCGAGTTGAAAGTACGCGCTTTATTCAACCAAGAATGGACTCGCTGGACAACGACTTTGCAGCCACTTAGCTTGCAGAACTCGAAACAAAAATCTGATCGTGAGCGTGATGAAGATCGGTTCATTCCCGCATCCTCGATCATGGGAGCGGGTAGCCCACGTGTTGGCTACTTCGGCTCGGGGTGGCCTTACGGTTATCCGATAGATTAACAAATTCGGACATCCTGAACCCTTCACGACAATTGCAATAAAGGAGTCGGGCTGTTGGGAGACAGCGTAGCTGGACTTCTCAAAGCAATCGAGTACCTGAAATTATGAGCTACTTACTCAGTCAATCTATCGTTTACTCCCAATCGTTCATTGCCGACCTGCTCCCCACGGTATACGCGGGGTCTGAACCTGCGCTCAGCTTTGCTCGAATGATTGTCAGTCTGATTCTCAATCCTCCCTTCACGTGGGCTTTTAATCGTGATTTCTACACCATCACTTTGGTGCAGGGACAACAGGATTACACGGAAGTCATTCCCGGCTTTGGATTCTTGGAAAAGGTCAGCATCTATAACCCATCGGATGGCAGCATCTTCGAGATGGAGAATGTCTACAACAATCATGCGTTAGGTGAAACGTCACAACAGAGCCGTCCTGATGCTATATCCGTGCAGTACACGGGCACGAGCGGTAGCCCAGCGGTGCCTGACATTACTTTTCGCTTCCTGAATGCTCCCGACCAAGTGTATGAGGCGAGGCTCCAGTTCCAGAAAGCCCCAACCTTCTTCACCGTCACTACGCAGGACTGGTTCCTTCAGTGCGGCCTACCAGAAAGCTTCATCGACATCTACAACGCCTTGTTTGTTGCGGAAGCTCTCGCATTCGCAATTGACGAACGCTCCGTTCAGTATCGTCAACGTGGGATGGCAGCCCTCCTTTCAAAATCGGAAGGTCTGTCTGAAATGCAAAAGAGTGAAATCCTCGGACAGTATCTCCAGAATGATTTGCAGACGCTCGTCAATCAACTCAAGGCTCAACAGGCAGCGCAAGCGCGGGTGGTGTAAGTGGGTCTCCTAAAAACATTCGGGGCAATGATTAGCAATCTCAAAGGCCCCAAGTTCACAACACTGTTCCAAGACCGCACCCTCAAAGGTCTGTACACCCAGCGTGCAGTTTTTCACGACTCGACGGATGTCATCACCTCGAAATATTACGGTGGTGCGCCCGATGCGCTGTGGCAAAGCGGCTCAGGCGGCACTCTCACCAGCATCAACACAGAGCTTACGAACGAGCTAACACTTGCCCGTGCTTACGGGACGAGCCAATGGACAACCGCCACTTACCCATCTCCCCCGCTCCGTGCCTTCAGTTTCCAGCTTCAGGACGGCAGCATCCAAGTCCTCATCGACACTGAGACAGCGGTCTATCTCGATTACCAAGGCTTTGTCGGCGGCTCCCCGCCTGTAGACAAAGAACTGATTTTCACCAAGAGCGCAGGGGCAGGTGAAACCTATTTCATCGCTGTCGGCGACGTAGTTTACATGGGCAATGGCGTTGACGTTATCAAGTACACGCCGGGTAACCCGAATGGCATCGAGTGGCTCTGGGGAATCGCCGCGCCCTCAGTGCAACCAACAGTAGTGGTCACGGCGAGTGGTGCAGCAGCCGTAGCATGGCAAGCAAGTACCGCATGGACGACGATGGGACTCGTGGTAGACCCAAATGGAAACGTTCAGCAACTCTACTCGGTCAATGCGAACGCCCTCAACACGACAAACTTTGGCACATCATCCAATGGATCGCCAAATTTCAACACCGCGACTGGCGCTACGACCGTTGATGGGTCTGTAACTTGGACTTGCCAAGGACCAATCACCCTCTGGCTTCCAAACACGCTTTATCAGTTTGGCTCACCGATCTATGATCCCGCCACTAACTCGATCTTTATCCAAG